CTCTTATTGAGGCTCTGCCTTTCACTGTTGGAATGAGGGGACAGCAGAAGGGGAATTACTGTGTGGCAAGCTATCGAGCCATTTGCCAAGCGCCGGCGGTTGTTTCGATCCTTGAGCGATCATGGGTCGATGCGATGATGCCGATGCTTCGTAAAGCTGATTGTTTTGCCGCATTCGGCGGGCCTGAATCCGTTGATCGCGCAATGACGACCATGCTCCAAGATCCCAAGGGAATGATCTGGTCCATTGACTATCAAGGGTTTGATTCTTCAGTGCCACCCTGGTTAGTCAATGTGGCGTTTGATATCCTTTGGAATGTTGGAATTGCTGAATGGAAGTACGCAAACGAGTTCGTGTTCCTCAAGACGCACTTCTTGACGGCCGACCTGTTGACTCCCTGTGGTCGTTTGACTGGGCGTTTCGGATCCATTCCGTCTGGCTCTGGTTTCACGAGCTTAATTGGTTGTGTTGTCAATCTCCTAGTTATGGAGTTGGCCGCACAACATTTTGGGTTCAATGTCATCAGAGTGCAGGTGTGTGGTGATGATGGCGTTTGGCAATTGATGCCACATGGGAAACACCCGATGGACCCGGTTGTCGTAATGTCTTGGATCTATGAGACATTTGGCATGCGGTTACACCCGGACAAGCAGCACATTGATTATGATTCTGCTCACTTCCTGCAGAACATTCACCGTGCCAGCTGGTTGAGGGGTGGACTTAATGTTGGTGTTCGTCCAATTATGAGAGTGTTAGGTGGGATGCTCTCATATGAAAGGTTTAAGCCGGGTTGGTCAGCGGAGATGGACACGTTGCGCTGGATCCAACAGCTCGAAGCAGCCCGAAACCACCCGTGTTTCCCAGCCTTTGTGGTGTGGTTCTGTGCACACGACAGACTTGCCACAAAGCCCGTATCCCAACTCATCGCTTCCGCAGGCGGTGTTGAAAAGGTACGGGGGCTTCTTGCGACAGGTTTTCACGTGGGGAAGACCCCCGTGGAGATGTTGGCTAGCACCCTGACGGCACGCATGATTGCAGAAGTGGCCAAGGGTGGTGACCCTTGGGATATCCACTTGCCTTTGTAAGTGTCAAGAGCTACTCTTACTTTCCTTACGCTTGTGCGATAGGATAGTGGTTTGTTTTTTCTATGGTTCCACTTTAAAAATCCATAGTTTT